AGGATTCTCGCTCACACAGACCTGCTCTCCTTGCTCGTTTGTTTCCCATTGGGTGCAGATATGCCCAAGTTCTACAACGGCCACTACAAGCTCCGTATTCCACGTGGTTTCCGTAATGCCATCCAAAGAGATGGTTGTTGTTTCTATTGCTTTTTTGGCTGTTGCCCAGTCAGCAAATTCGTATTTTAGAAATTCCATAGTAAGTAAATAAATAATCCGCCCAATAATGTTGCAATCAAATCCTTGTAGTCAAATCCTCCGTAGCGTATTTCGTCTATTAATTCTTTGCCTGCTGCTGCGACAAGAACGACCAACATACTACCCGAAATAAGAAAAAGCACCGCACCTCCTACGAAGTGCAGTACCTTATCAAATGAAGTCCAACTGCTCATAATGAAGTCAACTCTGCCAGTTGGGCGTTGGTTAGACGGGTCTTAAATAGGATGGCTTGCGAGCATCTACCTATAAAGTTTTGCGTTCCTGCGTAAGAGTCAAAGCCGAATTTAGTAAGCGTAGTAGTGAAGGTAGTAGTTACAGCGTCCACTAAATTACCATTAACGTACAACGCAGAGTTTCCGCTTTTGTAGCCAATAGCCACCTTCATACGTTGGCCTCTCGTGTACAGACCGCTTCCAGTTAATCCTGAAGCACCGTACACTTGGAAAAAACCTGAGTTTGCAGAGCCAGCTTCAAAGCCAAAAATAATGCGATTGGCAATGTTTGCACCATCGCTAATACCCAAATAAGAGCCGTTGATAAATTCTTCGGGGTAAATTTCAGCAAACAAAGTCCCCTCCGTCTGCCCAATTAGCGAGCTAATGCCCGTCTTACTGGCAGCATCGGCCACACGGGTAACGCTTGCGGTTGTTGACTTGCTAATAAAGCTCGTTGCGTACGCTCCTGCTTCAATCTGAATGCCAGCTACCTCAACGTATTGATTGTTGGCTGCTGCTGCGCAGTAAAGGCGTGAACCGCCCAAAGTTTGAGCAGCAGTTGCAGTAATTTCAAGTCGGTAAATGCTTCCGCTAATTAACGTGGCTTTACCAGTTGCACCACTCCAAGCACCAGACGTTGCCGTAACCGTTACCGCCTTTGTAGATACGTTCATTGCCGAGGTGGCGTTACCATTTGGTGAGCCAAAACCAAACATTGATATTTCAACAGAAGTAGCGTTAGTCGCAGACAAGTCAAAGTATGCGGAAGCGGTATAGGTTATTCCGTTTTGGTAGTCAGTAGCATTTGAAATATAAGGCGCATCTCCCAATGAGTAGTTAGAAGTTACCCGAAAACTACGCAGCCCAAGAATGCTCAATGGGTTTGATGGATTCGTTACCGTTGCGCTAGTATAGTTGCCAGTTCCAGATTCTATATACCCGCTTATATTCGTCCGCTGCGGCTCCAGCAACAGGCGAGGACAAGAACTACCTAAATAGTCCAGACGGGGTACGTTGCTCACTGGCCCAACGCTTACGGCTGCGGTGGTGGTGGGTATGTAGTTTGTTGCTATGTCGCCCGTTTCAACTTGGGCGTTTTGAATTAGGATGTTGCCTGTTGCTCCCGTAGTGTCGTTATCGGCATCGGCTATCCATACATTAAAAAAACTGAATGAAGCATTGCCGCTTATGCTGCATCGGTAGTATCCATTTCCAGCGCTTGTAATTTTGGCTATTGTTCCAGCCCCAGCTGTGCCTATCGCCCCAGTTGAAAGATTAAAAAAAGCCTGAACCCCTGCATCGGAACTTGCTAATCTAACCCAGCTCTTTGTACCTGCTTTTACATAAATACTAAATGTAGCGGAACCACTAACTGAAATGGTTTGGCTTATACGACCGTTTGCGCCTGTCCTGCTTAAAAGCCAAGCGTTGCTCGTTCCATCGTAACCAGTTTGGCCGCTTGTTTCGGTACTGTCGTCATTGGTCCAAGTGGTGCTAAACGTATTACTTTGAACGCAAAGATTAGTCCGCACCTTCTCAATAAGGCCGTTGCTGGCCACACGGGTAGCACCCGAAGCACGGGTAAAAGTCAAATCGCCCGAACCATCGGTCGGCTTCTGGGCGTAAATCTTGCTTGTCTTGTAGCCGCTTGGTATAACAACAAGCGAAGCATCATCGTAAAAACTACTCATCAGTTAAAGTTTAATTCGTCAATAGCATTCTCCAAACACTCGAAGCCCTCCACGATACCGCCATCCGCAAGCACACGAACCTCGTAGGCCTCGGCATAGGTGTAGGCGTTATTAAAGCACGCAGGCACACCATCGAAGCCCAAGCTGCGGGTGTTGTAGTCCTCGTCTCCCCAATCGGAGGAGCAGTAAATTTCGCCCCAGTTATTATTTGTTGGCATGTTGCTTCAAAAATTCAATGAGTTTTCTTTCGTTTTCGGGCTTCACTTTATACCTACATGTACCATCCGTGGAACGATTGGCCGTCCGTGGGGTACATTTCACCATTCTGATTTTCATAGTATTCGGGGGTCAAAGATCCGTAGAATGTCAAATACGATACGAGGCGTCTGCCATAGTGTTCAGCGATGTCCCGCTCCCGTTGGATCAGGTATTCCAATTCGCTTTTTTCAATGCCTTCGGAGTTCTCCGATTGCTTCTTAAATACGCCTCCGTTGCTCACCTTGTAAGCCAGGAACGGAAGGATCTCGGTCATGGAGTAATGCACAAGCACGTCCTGCACGTAGTCCTCCAGCAGCGTTTCGTAATTGCCTGCCAGGGTGTTGTTTAGCACATCGTCTTTGAGGCGGTTGTACAAGGCCGTGCCGAGTAACGCCTGCACGTGTATGTCCTGGGCGATCTTAATGAACTGAATCATCTGATCTCTGTCCACGTTGCCATTGATGGCCGTGCGTTTTACCAGGTCTTCGGGTGATATGAATAGTGGGTACATGTCTAAATAACCTTATTTCGGTATTCCGTGCTTTTCAGCATACTCCTTTGTGTAACCTCGGTAGTCCTGATCAAAGGGGATCTTCGCCACCTTTGCATCGTTGACGGGCAACTTCACCCCCAACTTGCGCAGCTCGTTGACCGATACCTCCGAGCGTGGGTTCTTCGGATCTGGCTTCACTCCCTTTGCTCTTGCCAGGTACGTCTTGCGCATCCAGAAGTGCTTGCAATTCGGACCACCTTTGTACAGTAGGATGTCGTATGTGGCTGCGCCACCCTTTCCGAATCCCGCATTCACGGGCTTGTTTGCCATCGCTTCAATGTCCTCCAATCGGTAAACCTTCGCAGCTCCTAGCATCAAGCTGCAAAACTGCCGCTCTCCACCTGGCTCACCAGCGTATGCGTAGCGCACCTTGTAGGCAAAGCCCTCTTTGGTCACTCCGTCCTGCACGCTCTTGGCATTGGGGAAGGCACTGCCCGTGGAGGCGAATTGCACCTCCCGCATCTTTACGATGTCCTCATCGGTCAATGCGCCCTCATCAATGAGTTCCCATTCCTTCTGATCAACTTCCTCTCCGAGGTCAATCAATTCCTGCACCCAACCCCCGAAGGCGGGATCAGATGCTTTATGCTTTTTTTCGGACTTCATTTGAGTGATTACCGCAGACGAATTGCCCGTGAACAAGGCACGTGCTACGGACGGCTCAAATTGAAGCATTTGTACAAGGAAGGTGATTGCTTGGTCTTGGGTAAGAACGCCCTCCTGGACGGCTCGCATGATGTCCAACGAGGACGCAATCTGCGCTCCGTTGTACGATGCCTCCTTCTGGATCAGCTCCTCATTCACATCGGCAGGCAGCGTGGTGGTAACTTGCTCCTCAACCTTTACGCCCGTCTCCTCCTCAATCGTCTTTTGATCAGTCACCTTGATGTCGTTAAACTCCATCGGGGAAAGCGGCTTGAAGTACAAATCCAATGCCGTATTGTTGGCTGCGAGCAGTTCGTCCAAAGCCGAGATGATACCAATCTGAATGGGGCGTATCACCGTATTGTCCATCAATAGGTATGCGTTCTTGATCTCGTCCGCATTGCTACCCAGTCCGCTATTCTCTTTGATACCAAACAGCATCGGGCTAGTCACTCGGTGGCCAACCATGATCTTTTGGCTGGATTCACGGGAAAGGAACTCGTACTGCAAGTGCGCCTCTGACAATTCAACGGGTTCAATCGTGGCGGCTTTGTTGCTATCGTCATTGAAGGCCAGGATCCAACGCCCTGCGTTATTCGTGCCCTGCCACTTCTGGCCAATGGTTGAATTGATATTGTCCTGCTCCTCCTGCGGTGGGATCCCGTTATTGAAGTTGATGATCATGGACGGAGCCAGGCCGTTCTTGATATTGTTGATGTGGTAGTTCGCTACCTCCTCCTCCAATTCCGCATACGGAAGGGCTGCCATGTAGCGGGGTGGGGAGTAGTAGTAGGATCCTGCTGCATACGGGCGGTAGAAATAAATCTCACGCTTCTCGGTAGTCATGCCAAAAGCCCCGATGCGGGTCACTTGGTTGCGGTTGCGGATCTTTGTCCAGTCCCATGCGTAGTAGTAGGCATTGATTTTGCCCTCCTCATCGCACTTCTCTGCACGTAAGGTCTGCACGGGCATGTGGGTGATCTCTGCGATGGCTGACTTATCAGCATTCCACAACACCTGCAAAGCCCCGTTGCCCAGCCAATACACGTCATTCGCAAAGCGGTACACGTCCTCCTCACTCAATAGCCGCTTCATCTCCAGGTATGCCGTTGGATTGGCTGCTGAATTAGACGCATCCAGGCCCTTTCCGTAGATCATGTCGGCAATTCCCGTGATTACTGCGTTATTCGTAGCCGACCCGACCCTGCGGTCAATGAGGTACTGATAGTAGTTATTGTCCTCCCCGTATTCCACCCAATCCAGGCGGGGGTTCTCCACGATTGCAGGCGCAACGTAGGAGGCGAACTCAACCATTTTGATATTGTTACTGGCCATAAATTTTGAATGTATTGTCCATCGTTTCCTGCACCGTATCTAGAACGGGTTGGTAGGTGCTGATTGTTTCCCCCTGCGGTAGCATGATAAATCTGTCACTGCATAGGATCTTGCTATTCACGAACTGCCCCGTCACTAGGGTTTGCTCTGCCAGTCGCACCATGTACGGCACCTCGGCTTCCAACCCTACCGATGAGTAGGTGAAGGTAAATTCACGGGTGTCTGCGTCAAATGTAGGGGAGGTCACGTTGTAGGTGGTGATGGTTCTGCCGTCTTTGGAGTACAAAACCATCTGCACCCGCCACGCAGTTCCGTAGCTTGTCAGCTTATCATTGCCGTTTTGCCAGTCCCGAACGGGCAAAGTCACCACGTTGTTGGTCTCAAATGATAGGAAAGTCATGCGTATATAACCACCAACTGACACATGTGCGGTTATTAAAAACAAAAAAGCCACCCGAAGGTGGCCTCTTTGCTCGTGTGTGTTATGATCAAGAACCCACCACGATGGTCGGCTTCGTGCCGAGCAATCCTGCAAACGGGTTGTTTGCAACAGCTCCCAACAAGAAGTTGGCAGGCACCCGCTCGTTGGCCGTCAACGTGATGTTGTAACCCGTCAAGTCACCGAATGCAGAACCCGTCACGATGCTTCCGCCCGTAACCTCTGATCCGTGTTCCAGACCCATCACCCATGCGTTGCCGTTGTTATCTTCAACAACTACCACGGGCTTTGCCCAGGCCAGCAATTTCACCTCTTTGTGGGTGTCAGCGTCTTGCTTTTTCAGCACCACGTTGAGAACCTGCTCAAAGAAGGTCGTGCCATTGTCACGGCTTGAGTTGATGTTTTGCTCGAAGTTTGACGTTCCCTTCAAATCGTATTTGTAGGCGGAGGTGGCCGTAGTGGCCAACTGATCCAATACGTCCGTGTCAGCGGTGTCGTATGAGATTTGCGCCAGGTCAAGCGAGTTGATGAAGTAGATTGCATTCAATCCACCTACCTGGTCTTTGCAGGGCTCGATCCGCCCCAATGTCAATGAACATGCCATGATTTTATTTTTTTAAGTAGTCCTTGTTAATTTTAGTTTTCAAGCGGTGACAATTTGCGCAAAGGGTCTGGAGATTAGAGAGGTCGTTATTCTTTCTGTTTCCGTCTATATGATCCACATCTAACTGACAACTGTGAACGGGAACGAATCCGCACAACTCGCATTTGTCTTTTTTATGTGGCCTATATACGGCAGGCAGCTGCGTTGCTCTGAACTTGACCAATCGAATCTTGTCCTTGCAATACCGACTGCACCATTTTTTCTGCCTCTTTTCTAGTCCTTTTCCGCACCCAAAACACAAAAGGGGAGACGAGGGTGCGCTACCCAAGTCCCCCCCTTGCGTCACTTTGTATCGCTAATTAGGCGTAGTAAACCAAATCAGCACCAACTCCGAACTGAACGCCAGCGGTGAAGCGCATGATGAAGCGAACGTTCTTTGATCCGTCCAAATCGCCCATGTCAAGTACCTTCACCTCGTTGTGGTCAGCCAACAAGCCAGTACCGAAGTACAAGTTTGATTTTTGGCCAGCAACCATTTTGTTGGTACCCAATC